GAGCTGTTCTACTCTGGCTTTTTTCTCCTGCACAGTACCAGATACTTTTACCATCGCCTCATTTTGAGCACTTTTCTTAGCATTAGAGGCTAGATCCACCTGCATACCCAGCTCCTCTACTCTCTGCCCTGCATAATACATAAGAGCTGGGATCTTAACACAGTAGTACTCTATCTGGCTATCTGGTATATCCTCTATAGAGTTTTCTCCTATGCTTTCCATAATCATATCCAACTCTGAGATAGCACTATCAAGCTCCTTACTAAAATCTGCTATCAACTCATTAGAGAGGGTTATTACAGGGGAGCTCTCCTCTTTTACCTCCGCTATGATTTTCTTTAATTTATCGCTCTGTACCATCCTCTACACCTGCCTCCGCTTTGATCTCTTTTACACAATCAGAGCAATAACAACCCTCATAGCCCTCAATCTTGTATAAAAAGCACATCCAATTTCTATTCCACTTTCCCTTATCGGAGCATCTCTTACATGATCCCTGCCCCTCTCCTGTACACTGAGTTACTTTCATTTCACACCTCCATAATATCTACTTAACAAGCTACTCAAATTATAGGAATACTTAACCCTTTTCTTTTGCTGTTCAATTCTTACACCGTTTTCCTTGCACCACTCTACAGGTACACTCTTACGCCCCTCTGGTTTTATCTCAAAATCTCCCTTAGCTGTTACTATGTAAAAATCTCTTACAAGATCCTCAAAAGTTATATAATAGGTTTCCTCTAAATCCCTGTAATTTAGGAGAAAACCACAGTAAACTCCTTTATGAGGAGTAGCTTTCCTCATCCCCCTAAGCTGACTGTTACGGATCTTTTCCAGAGGTATACTCTTACCCTTGTGGGATTTTAGCTCTAACAAGAATGTAAGAGGATATTTATAAAGGCGGAAATCCGCTGGATTAGCAACTCCCTTAAATCCTGCGGTATCATCCTTATATCTCTCTACATAAAAATCCTGTGGGAAACTGGCTTTTATTTCCTCCTCAAATAGCTTTCCTACACTCTTAGCCATTGTTTACCCCCTTAAATCTGCTAGGAGTAAACTTACATTTCTTTCTGCGATCTACATACATAGATCCCTCTTTATCAATGCCACAGTAGTAAGCTCCTAGCTCTCTACCACAATGCTCACAGTTACCACATACCGCTCTCAACGCTGTATTTTGCCCTGTAGAGGCTTTTTTCTTTTTACCTGTAGACTTATTAGCCTTTTTTCTGTTTGTATCTTTCTGGGCTGTCTGAGGCTTTTCTGGAGGGTTAGGATGTACCCACTTACCAGCATCCACTAAAGCACACTCATTTTTATATCTACAGTAAGTACACTTGCTATCATCTTTCTCTGGAGGGATCCCTGTCTTACAAGCATTGTTTACAGTTCGTATCTTGTTAAGTACTGCCTGTTTCATCTCATCGGTTATTTTCCAGAGGTACGGTTTCTTTTTACAGAAATTTCTATCCTCATAAAAGAAAAGGATATAATCTATCCCCAGCCCCATACCGTAACAAGTAGCTTGCCACTTATGATCCGCCTTAGGCTCATATCTGTTACTAAACTGGTAAGTACTCTCTGTTTTAATCTCTAAGATTACATCCTTACCATTAAATCTAATAACTCCGTCTGGCTGGAAATAAATAGAGAGCTCATCATTTTTACATCTGCCCTCTGTGTGATCCTCATTCCAGCCTACAAACTCGGTTTTAATACCTTTAGCCTGTGCCTCTTTTACCATCTCCTCCAGATCTAAACACTCTACACCCTCCATACGCTCTACTATGTGCTGTATGTCTAAGTGCCTATCTGTACCGCTCTGGCATATCTCAATAAGATTTACCTCACTCTGCTCTCCGTTCTGAGAGCCTCCATGTACTCTCTGGAAAAATAACATACGCTCACAACCATACATAGAAGATGGGCGGATATACTCAGATGGGGCTACCTGCCTCTCCTCCAGCTCCTTAGCCTTTACAGCCTCCTCATAGTTTTTAAGAAACTTATCCTCAAAGGATACGCTCTCTGCATTTTTTCCTTGTGCTACTGCTATTAAGCTCTTTAATCCCATTAGTGACCTCCTAACATAACTCCGATGATATAGAGCTCAAATAAGAATACAAAAATACTTAAAGCTCCAACAAAATCTCCTACCAGCTCACAGCCCTCTCTATGAGTTCTGTAAAATCTTCTCCATTTTCTTTTAATCCGTCTTACCATCCTTGATCCTCCTGTTTTGATTGATAAGTAACCTAATCACAAACGGTAAGTAAATTTAGATAAAAAAAAGAGGAGGCTTTTTACGCCTCCTCAGAGTTAATCTTATAATCTTCTACCCCACGGATCCCACGGAGTATATCCTACAGGGCTATAAAAAGAGCGTGGATAAATATAAGGATCTTTTTTCCAACCCCACTCTTTTTCCTTTGTTTCTGCCTCCTGTTGATAAATTACCTGCTTACAGGTAGATTTAGCATACTCAATCTCTTTTTTAGTTCCTACTGAGTTCTCAGAATGTAGCAAAACATAAATAGCATCACACTGATCTATCATAGCCTTGTTAATCTTATAGTAATCTGCTAAGCCCTCCGGTAAAAATGATGGATTAAGTACTATATGCCCTTTACTCCGTACAAACTCCTCAGCCTCATTAAAATACTTTTTATAATCAAATCTACCTGTCATAGCTCCAGCTATATACACTCTCATGCTTTTAATTCCTCCAATACCCTAAAGTGGTGTACCTCTCTGGTATCTCCATTTTTAACCTGCACTCTCCTTACAGATCCTACCTCTAAAGGAGTTACGCACTCCTCCAGAGTTCTCTCTTTCTTATCTTCCTCATCGTATACTTTATATCTCACTGTTTACCTCCTACATCATACTTTTTAAAGCACTCATTACAGATAGTTTTCTTTACATATCTATCTAACCAGTTATGCCACACATCAGCCCTCCTATAAGGCTCCATCCAGATATATCTATGGCAATCGTGACACATCACAGGAAATACAGCAAAACGGTTATATCTAATTTTCATCCTGTGCCTTAGCCTCCTGCTCCTGCCTCTTTTCGTGCATCTTCTTACGCTCCTCATACTCCTCTGGAGAGATCTCTATAAAGCTCTTTTCTCCCTCCTTAAAGTATCTGTTTACCTCTACCTTTTCTCCGTTAGATCTCTGGATATGTAATACCGCTAAGGTATCAAAATCTCCGTTTTTACGATCTGTGAGGAGCTCATCGCATACAATCACATCCGATTTATTAGATGGCATATAAGGCATAGTAAGAGGGAACATCTCATTATAAATTCTACCAATAAACCCATTATGCCAGCACAGGTTAGGATCATCCCATTTAATACAATAATATCTATCGTTATCGTGATATTTTACTGTACCATCTGGGTATACATCCTTAAACAGGCTACTCATACGCTTACACTGGTATGTAACTACCCCGCCATTTTCTCCTCTACTACATACATTCCATACATCCTCTGTATCCTCAATCGGAGTAAGAGGTTTTCCCTCTATCAATCTATTAAGGATCCCCTTTGTAATACCTATACTAAAACCGCTGTGACCATCTCCACAAAGGCTCTCAAAAGCCTTAAGAGCACTATCATAACAAGCACAGCCATAATCCCATTCACTCTCTGGCTTATCTCCTCTTTCTCTCTTAGATGCTATCTCTACCTCTCTTTTAGCCCATTCCATCATGCTCATAATAATTATCCTCCTAATAGTATAATTCTTGTCCTACTTCTATATGGTTAGGATCCTGTATATTATTTAACTCTACTAACCTGTAATACTCTGCTCCAGCTCCATACAGATTTTTAGCAATATTCCAGAGGCAATCTCCCTCTTTTACAATATAAATTTTTCCATTAAACAGATCTCTTACTCTATCATGTGGGGCTTTCTTCTTTTTAGGCTCCTGTTTCTTTTCTTCTCCAGAATAGTACCAGCTCTCCGCCTTACTGCCACAATAGGTACATCTCTCCCCTATTGTTACCTCAGCTCCACAGTATTTACATTTTGCCATCTGGTTTCTCCTTTAATCCCATTACATAATCCATTGATAATCCTAAAAGGCTACAGATCTTAGCAAGCCTCATACTACTAAGATCTGTACCGTTATATAAAAAGGCGTATATTGTGGATCTGCTCATCCCTGTTTTATCGGAGATAGTCTGGAGAGGTATATCCAGCTCCCAGATCCTCTCCATTACTCTCTCTCCAGCACTCATTATAGAGTAGGTTTTTCTCTGTGCCTTTTCGTGCTCTACTCTGATATGAGAGGGCTTTGTTAAGCCCTCATAATCTCTTATACCTCTGCTATATCTATGCTGTACGGTATCCAGCCTTATACCGCTCTCTTTAGCTATCTGATTTAGAGTTTTACCATCTACAAAGATCCTGTTAGGTTTACCCTTTAGCTCTGGTAAAGGAAAATATCCCATAGGCTTACTCCTCCTCTAAATAATCATCCGCTAAGTTTTCTCCGTACCAGTAATCATTTACCTCAGCATCTACGCTCATAGGGAGATCTATTAGGCTGTGTCCTACTCTTTTCATAGTGTTTACTAAGAGATCTGCTCCCTCCTTAATATGATCCTCTGGTACCTCCATGATTAACTCATCATGTACAGTTATTACCATGTGGCAATCCAGAGCCTTATACTGCGGATCATTGTAAATAGCGATCATAGCTAATTTCATAATATCCGCACTGGATCCCTGTATTACAGCGTTAAGGCTCTGCCTGTGAGCCTCTTGATAACGGTAATCATCGTGATCTGGTAACTGCATCTCTGGCAATCTTCTCTTTCTGCCCTGTATGGTAGTTACATATCCGTACTCCTCTGCCGTCTTCTCCACCTTAAGGCGGAGCTGTTGGATCTTAGGAAAACTCTTATAAAAATCATCAATAAGTTTCTGAGCCCACTCTGCGGATCTGTCAAACTGCTCTCCGATGGCTTTAGCTCCTCGCTCATACATGATACCTAAGAGTACACTTTTCATAGTTGTACGCCTGTGTTTACCCTCAGCGTTTACCGTACCATCTGGATAAAACTCTCTACAATCCTCATAAGGCACACCGTACACCTTAGATCCCATGATAGCATACAGATCTTTACCCTCTCTGTATGCCTCCTGCATAGCCTCATCTCCAGATACATAAGAGAGTACTCGTGGCTCAATCTGGCTAAAATCTCCTCCCACAAACTTATAACCATCTCTGGCTCTAAAGATCTTACGGATGCTTTTCTCATGGCTAGGGATGTTCTGGAGGTTGATCTTAGTAACTGTATCACTACTTGAAAATCTACCTGTTTTTGCTCCGTACTGGTTATATGTGGTATGTACTGCATTAGTCTTAGCACACTTAACCTCTGGGATCTTGTCTATGTAAGTTCCTAAGAGCTTTCCGCACTCCTTATATCTCTGGTAGTTATCTAAAAACTGGATAAACTCCTCTCCCTTTTTAGTACCTGCCTTTTTAGCCTTGTTTCTGTGTTGCTGTACAATCTTATCTCCTGTACCTCTCGGCTCTTTTCTGGATACGCTTTTCAGTTTGAAAATATCATAAAATAAACAAGCCACCTGCTGAGGGCTGTTATAATTGATCTTCTTAGTACCTTTAGTTAATCTCATAAGAGTAGGATTTTCCTCTATGTACTTATCAAACTTAGCTACATACTCATCACAGAGCTTTTCTTTCTCCGCCATCTCCTCATTGAATTTTACAGAGAGCTCCTTAGCGTAATCCTCACGGATCTCTACACCTCTGAGCTCCATATCCATACAAACATCAATAAGAGGCATCTCAATATCTCTAAACACATGATAGAGCTTTCTATAGTCTGCTCTCGGATGATCCTCTCTAAGATACTTTTTCTGGAATTGATACAAAGCCCATGTTTTAAAACCATCGTTAGCACCATAAATAGCAAAAATATCAATAGGGATATAGTTACATGGGATACCCTCAAAGAGATCTCCAAAATCCTCATCTGAGCCCTCCCCATTGAGGATATACTTGTTATACATCGGCTTTAATCCGTGTTTCTCATTCTCATTGAGTACCCAGCCAGCTATGTTAGTATCCCACCATACATTAGCTATCCTCTGCCCCCACTGAAAAGTAACCACTTTATCATCAAACTTAATATTATGGTTAATACACTTAAGGGATCCGTTAGCCAGATAAGGAAGCATAACCGCCTTACACTCCTCCTCTGTCATTTGCCCCTCAACTCTTTTATTCTGGAGATCCGTATGATTAAACGGTACATAGAAACTGGGGAGATCTGGATTATATAAACAGATACCTACTAAAATATCGTTATACACATCCAACCCTGTAGTTTCCACATCCAGTACATACTCACTTACTCCAGTTAAGTAGGTTTCCATTACTTCCTTAAGCCTCTCTGGAGTACGGATAATCTCATACTCTCCCTCAGCACGGAGCCTACCGCTCTTTACCAGCTCATTTATTACCTCTAGCCCTTTAAGTAAGGTATTCTGGTTTCTTTTCAAATTTATATTGCATACTTTTTTATGAGCTAATCGGCTACTAAGATCCTCCAGATCCACGCTCTCTCTACTCATATCTACCTGTATCTCTCTTGCCATCCTGTATCCTCCTGTTTAATAAAAGAGGGAGGTTTTTAGCCTCCCTCCCTGCCTTAAAATACTCTTGTAGCTCCTGCTCCGCTGTCATTATTACTATCGTTATTGTTACCCTTGTTAAGCTGTAATCTACCCTCGATAGCCTTAATCTGATCCTCACGATCCAGATCTAAGATAAGTGAGCCTACTAAGTTCTGAGGCTCTGGGATCTCCAT